CACGCCAGGGCATTTCTTCAAAACCCAAGTCAAGTTTTTCATTTATTTCATTTGCTGTATATCCCATGTTCCATAGTTTAGTAGCAGATTCCATTTTCTGTGAGAAATCTGTTTGCAGTTCTTCGATGCCCGATGTATCAAACTCGCCATATATTTCAGGTGCATATACACTAAAAAACTTTGATTTCAGTACATCTTCTATAAACTTCATATCTGGTATCAATTTCTTTGTCCAGAATCGTTTTTCCTGTTCTTTGGTATCTTCACCACTCAAAGGAGTCATGTCATCTTTAACACCCACGAGTATTGGCGGTATACCATATCGGGCGAGTATGCTGTTCCTGTTCCATTTACGCATATCTATATATTGCATTTCAGAAGGCATTAATCCTATTCGCTCATATTTAGCACCATGCCCGATGACAGCTATCTTGTGTGCTTTCGATGCTCCCTTGTGTTGTGCTTCCCACTGCTCTACAAGTTTCTTTGCTGTATCTTCGTTGATTATCTGTTGCGCTGATAATACGCCAAGTGGCACACTGTTATTCTTTACCAGTGATGTATTGCTTACATTTGCCTGATAATCCTGCTCTATATTTTCTGTTTGTGCTATAAGTGGATTTCTACCTCGCCACTGATCCCATTTATTCCATGCTCTAAAATGCAGAATATCTCGCACATTAAAGGGCACTTTTTTACCATCTTGTGGATCAACATATATCCACTGTATAATTTCTGTTTGTTTCTTGTTCAGCACATGAACCCAATTTGTCGGATCAAGCACATATATATCAGTAGGCATTATATCTTTTTTCACCATATACCATATTGCTTCACCACGGCAATTAATCCATGCACTCGTTGCTTCCCATAATTGTGATGGTGAATAATAAGGATTCACATGAGCAAATACATCATAGAGCGGCCCTTTCTTTACTTCTGTATCTTGCCCTTTATACAATTTGAATGGTGCCCTTGATATATTGCGTGCGATGGTATGTATGGCGATGTTTGCCCAATCATGCTGCATGTATGCATCAGTTACACTTTTCCCTGCACTATCTTCAAGCTTGGCCTCTTCGAGCATCTTACCGAATTCATCAATAGTAAGATTTTGTCGAGAGCTTTTTAATTGTGTAATGATTTCTGATGCAATACGCTTTCGATTAGTTCTATTGATTAGTTTATCTAAGGGACTTGCCATCAACACTCCATAAAAAAAGGAGATGCCCATCCTGAAGAAATCAATTCTTTAGGATGAACACCTCCGGTTTTCCGGTCGATGAATGTAGACTACATTACATATATTAAATCACATTTATACGCTTTTGTCAACCGTTTTTAACAGCTGATATTGTTTCTCTTTTATTTCTTGAACATAGCAGACCTGATTATCATGTATGGTAAATACGATGCCTACTTTTCCATATTCGGTGCTGTACAAGTCCTTCTTCATATGCTCTATGTATTCATTCACGGTTGCGCTTGTTGTCGCTATTGGTTGCACTTGTACCTCCTGAAGCATCAAAAGTTGTTGGTATAATCGCTTCACCTTCTACAAATGGTTTTACATCATCCCATCGCACCCAATCACCTTTTGCCCGTTCAAACATCTTATCACCTATCAGTTTGTATCTTTTCACGTTTTGCCTCCGCTTTCTTTAATAATGCTTTTACTCTGCTCATTATTTTTTTTGTATCTATATATTCTTCAGGCTTTCTGCCGCTTGCTTTATAGTGCTGTTCCATGCCCTTCAGGAATACTGGCATTTCTACAAGTGGGTTTTTGGATTCTATATATCGCAACGAGCCGTCTTTGAACTCGATTACAAATGTATTCTGCGTTGCAAGATATTCATCATATGATTTTCGTTTCTGTGCTGTCGTGAAATATCGATCACTAAACCCTCGCCCCTGTTTCTCTATTACTTCTTCAATTGTCGCTTCTGGAAACTCTGTTATTATTCCTTCGGTAGACGTGTTGATTATATTCGACATATCAAGACGTGCTACACACATAACACTCCGTTTATAATATACCTGTATCGCATCTGATTTCACGCCGTTATTACATATCACTTCACGTTCTTTGGCAAGCGGTGACGGCTTTAGTTCTTCTATTTCAAGATTGCGTTTTATCAGCTGAAAATCCTGTGGTACTTTGTCAAGCGTAAACGTATCCATTCGCCATATATCCTGACCATTTTCATTCTTTGTAGGATACAGCCCTTTCATGCTTGCTGTTTTCCATCGATAGCTGGTATATCGATATATATCATTCGGTGCCCCAAAGTCACATCCTACCAGGTACAGCGGATCATAGCCCATTACCTTTGCAAGCCCCAGCTGCCCTGCGATAGCACATGAAAACAGAAATAGATACAATGATATAAAATCATATGACTGTGCAAGCGTTTCAGTATAGAAATTAGATGTAGGCTCCATTATGCGATAATAGAAAATCTTATTAGGCCAGAAATCCAATACTACAGGAGATATACATGGATGTGCTATCAATATACTATCTTTATTGTCCCATGTATCGATATATGATAGTTCGCTTACTGCAAGACGAGGGTCAAGTGCTACAATGTATTCTGGTGGCCTATCATAATAACATAATGTAGAAGCTTGCGATGTGCTGCAAAATATCGCCCCTTGCCAGTTTTTCAATAACGGCCCTGCTTTATCAAGGCTTTGTCCACTGCCTACAATGAGGGCCGGCCCGTTGCTTTTAGAAAATTCTACACTGCCAAGATCAAATCCTTTGTGCGTTTCGTTTATATCTTTCCATATACGCTTGTGATTGTAGTAGCTGTGTTTAATCTCTATTGGCAATATCACCTTTTTAGTAGATTCGTTGTAATCTTTCACTGATTGCTTCAAGTTCATTTCAGTTTTTACTTCATCAGGCAATGAATCCATATATTCCTGATATCCCTTGCGTACTTCTGTATTTACTTCTTCTGTCATTTTACCAAAATCTTGTTCAGCCATAATATCCCTCGTTTAGTATGTATTTTTCAAACGCCCATTCGCAATATTCCCATTCATATATATCATCGATGTCCCTTGCTGCCCATACTGGCATTTGATAGTAATATACTACATCGCTTACCCAACAGTGCTTTGCTATATCTATTACTGATAAGTCTGCTGTACCATCATCTATTTCTTTCTTGATAATTCCTTTTTCATAATCTTCAAATATATAATCCGCATAACCATATTTTTTTATCCACCATTCCATATCCTGTACACCAAGGGCACCTGGATGATAAAGCAATTTATCTTTATGTGCCGATACAGTTTGTTTAATGACAAAATTACCAGCATCTATTGATATAGACACATTACCCATAGGTGCCTGGTCTACTAATTCTAAATCATATCCCCCATGCAGTTTTATAAGTTCTTCATATGCTCTTGTGGCATTGTCAAAGTCACATGGCCTTTTTAATGGTGCTGTCGGCAATGATGTCATTCTATGTCCTAATTTTAATCCATGTTTAATGAAATAGCTGAATAAATATCCATCTGCAACAGGACCTCCCCACATTCCAAAATGTGTTGATTTCTCTGGCTGAAATATAGGTGTGCCGTATTTCTCTACTATTCTTGCCAATTCAATCGAATCTACTGTGGCATATATATCTGTAATCGATTCTGCTAAATGCCCACATAATAACGTCCATTCCAATAACGGCTTGCCACAAAACATACGAGTATTTTTTCCCGGCAACCGTTCACTGTTTGCCCTTGCCATTGTTGTCATTATCATCTTCATCAGGCCTCTCCACGATTTCAGCATTTAGAACATGATAAAAATCTGCCATATCTGTTCCTAATAATTCATCATATTCATTTGTCATCATACAATCGAGATGTACAAACTTTAGCAATATGCGCCTATAGGAATCTAAGTGTTCTTTTTTATCTGGCATTTCCATGTATCGATAATATGTAGGATCTAAAAACTCTGTATAAAATATCGCCTTGCGTAAACCGAATATAATAGTTAACAATTCATCCATCGATAATTCTAATTGTACCTTTTTCATTTTGGCGGCCTTACCGCAACATACATTCGTTTCAACAGTGAATCTGAAACGGTATAGTTGCCCATCATGGATTTGTTATATTTGAACGTGTTATTGTCTATAAGATCAATAACCATAACATTAAATTGTTCATCCGGTTTATATTCGAGAACAATATTCCAGTCGCCAGGATAATCTAATAGTGCTTTTCTAAAATCGTTTACTGTCATCCTGGTTCCCTTACATTTACATATACAGTACCAAGCACAGTATCATCTACCATATAGTTTTTTTCGTTGCTTGGTGTATAGGTAAATGAATTATCACTTAATAGATTTATCGACAGCACGCTATAATTCACCCGTTCTTCTGTATTAAATGTTAATTCCCAATCATCAGGAAAACGTGATAGATTCGCTTTTAAATCGCCCACTGTCACCATTGCACTCCTGCTGATATTTTAGTACCGCTTGAATTCCAATTATAATGTTCCAGATGTTCATTGCTCCATTTATAGCCCTGTACTTCTCGATAAAATGAATGTGTGCAGAAATGTTCTATTTGTAGAAACACTGATTTATATGCTATCTTATAACCTATCGGGAACACTGCCCTTGTCATTGCTTTAGGTATAAAATCACTTGTTATAAAATATGTATCTGCACCAATCCACATATAATTATTCAGCTTCCATATATCAAACTCATAATTCAATTCAACTGTTGTAAAGGTTAAATCCTTTTCTATATCGTAACCAATAGATGCATCACCATGTAATTCTGCTGGCTCTGCTACTCGCCAATAACCAAAGAGCAATAACCAGAAAGCTACTACACATATTGTAACAAATTGCCATAGTTTCATGGATTTTCCCTCTTTATTTTTTCCCACTCTTCGGGATGCTCTCTTTTCCATTCTTCCATATCTTCTTTGTTCGGATTAAAGTCATTCCTGCATCTCAGGGCTATCTCAGCCCTTGTATACCCCATCGTATGTAAGTATCCCATCAACCACTCCCACACATCTTCCCACCAAGGCGTAAAGTCTGCTATCATCGTATCCCCCCTAATGTTAATCCGCTTTGAAAGTATTTCTGAAACGATATAAACACTATCAGCAAGGGCATAAACAGTATTACCCCTGCTGTTAATTGTAAGCCTATCGGGTTTAATTGTGTGAAATGCCGTCCCTCCTTTAGCACTGCACCAATTAACCCGACAAGCAATGTACGCTGCTCTTCACTCCGCAGCAGTAAATATTGCCAAACATAATCGCCCAAAATACCGATGAAAGAAAATATCCCTATACAAGCAAGTATGGGTTTTGAAAGAGGGACAACCACTCTGAATATAATTTTTAAGTTTCCTGCGCCGTCGATTCTTGCTGCGTCTATAAGTTCCGTTGGTATAGTCTCTATATAATTCATGCATAAGAAAACCCCTACAGGATAAAACACCGCAGGGAATATCGTAGCAACCATAGATGGGAATTGTAATCTCTTCACGGTCACATACAGGGGTAATAGCAAAGTTTGTCTTGGTATCATTATGGGGATAAGAAAGATCAGATATATTAAATGTTTTAACTTGCCCTGTATTCGGGTCATGGCAAAACCAGCCATAAACGTCACTATAACCGTTAGGATTACGGTGCTGAACGAAATTATTATCGTATTCAGCAACCACCGGAGCAGCGGTATACCTGTCAATAGATTTTTGTAATTGTCCCATGTTGGTTTCTTTGGCCACATATTAGGTGGCATTTTCATCAAACCCACTATGTTCTGAAAACTACCGATAAACATAAGATATAGTGGGAATATCAATATCAATGAGCATAGAACGATGATAGCATATTTCATTTTTTAATTATTTTTTTCAAATAACCAGTTAAAGTTTGTTTTATATCTGTAAGTGCACCTATGGCACCCATAGCTCCTTCTTCAGAGATTTTTTCTATTTCATATATATCGGTAACATATTGATATTCAGCATCTATTAATTCTACTATGTTATCAAATGATATAAACAATTTGTCTTTATACCATATACCCTTTGCCGTCCATTTACTTTCTTTGTTTATCGCATCTTCTATCCATCCCATTACATTCTCCTTTCAAGATAGCGTCTGCCGATAGATAGACTTAATATCAGTAACACTAAGAGTAGTGTCTTTGCTGATGCAAAACCGTATTTGCTGCTTAAAAATGCGGAGTCGAATACAGAAAACATAATATTGTAACTTTGGCTTGTTGGATTCATAATGAATATGGTTTCCCATATCTGCAACGATGCTATCATTGTCAGTAGAGATATAAATAAAACGGTTGGCATTATCATCGGTACTATCACTCGCATTTTTATTTGCCATTTAGTTGCACCGTCTACTCTTGCTGCTTCTATTATGCTTTTTGGTATGCTTAATATTGCTGCCATGTAAACCAGAACATAAAAGCCCATGTAACTGGTTATTAACATTGTCGATAATGTCGAAATAGCCAGTAGTCGTTCCCCTAACCATAATCGTGGTGTAACTCCCAATTGGCCTATTAGCCAGTTCGCAAGTCCATTTGTAGGATGCAGGATATATAACCATACTGTACTGATAATCACTCCAGATGCAAATACTGGCACATAAAAGATAAACCTGATATAACTTTGCCATATTCTGCCAAAATCGTAAGCAATAAGTCCAATACCAAGAGGAAGGAAAGTCCAACCAAGAATGAGGAAACCAGTATATCCAAAACTGTTAACCAAATGTCTGATGAAGTCCTTGTCTTGAAAGACTTTGACATAGTTCTTTATTCCAACAAATGTTGTATGTACAAAATTCGTTTTGTATAAACTAAGCTGCACTACATAAATAATCGGTAAGACAGTAAAAAGAACGAATAAAACGAGGGCAGGGAAAAGGAGATAGAAAACCCTGCCCCCCGATCTGGAAGAAAAAAGCATTGGCACAGGCAGGGATTTGCACCCTGCATGTAGGTACCTACGGTCACGCTTGGCGTTTTCCTGCGTCTACCTATTCCGCCACTGTGCCACGACCTCATTGCCTATCAGGGCTTATCCCATGAAGTACCGCTTATTAGGTACTTGTCAGCAAAGAGGTACTTTTGAGCAGCAACTACACCGCCCACCAAGGAACGGTTCATTCCTGCAATATAGCAGTAACGGCTTCATCGTACATCTTGATTGCATCTTCTGGTGAAAGTTTCCCTGCGTACATTTCCTGCAATAGTGGAAACATCTGCTTTCGTATTTCGCCATACGCTGGATGCGCAAGGCCTAAATCGTAAAGCCCGTTTGCTTCCACTATCGCTTTTATGGCACGCCAGTCATCGCTGTCTTGTTCTGCTGTCACATCATTACGAGTGGAGTAAGTGCCATTTGCAATCAGGTGATCTGTCTGTGCTTCTTTGCTTTCGATGTAAGTCATAAGCGTGGCGACAAGTTCATTACGATACTCATCACCCGAATTATAACCTACAACAGCATGAGGCATAGAACAGGCTGCTGCATTGTTAGGAAATGATACAAACTTATATCTGGGCATTGCATCTATGGCCCCTTGTTCCACCATAGAACTAAGTATGCCAAGGTGACCGATAAACAGACCACCAACAGCGCAACTGCCCATTCCAAGTTCTGCGAGGTAATCATCATCAGTATATACCGCCGATTCTCGTGGTGCATATCCCTTTTCCACAAGCATATTCAGAAACTGCAATGCTGCAAGTCCTTCTGGTGAATCTGCTGTTGATTCTGAATAATCCTCATTGTACAGGTCTGCACCGAATGATGCAAAATAATTCATGTAAAAGTAATCGCCACTCTGATTAGCGGCAAATAGAACTGTAGCATATTTACCGACCGCTTTTACCTTCTCAGCCATTGCTACAAAATCATCTGTTGTCCAGTTGTCGGGTATATCGCTTTCAGCTATGCCAGCCTCCTCAAGCACATCGAGATTAACAAACATCCCCATAGCCCCTGTCGGTCGCATAATCGCATAATACTTACCGCCTCGCTTGAACTGTCCCATCATCGATTCGTTGAAAGCAGACATATCAACATAATCATCAAGCGGTATTGCATATGCAGGATCTATGAACTTTCCTGTGCGTGCAAGATAATCCATGTATATATCAGGTGCTTCTCCTGCTGCAATCATTGTATCAATCGTGATTGTAGAACCTGTTGATATATCGGCATCGATTACTTCTACATCTACACCAAATTCATCGGTAAATCTATCAATCGCCATATTGACTGCCGTATCATCACCTGGTGATTTCAGTATAATGATGTTTTCGATTTCCGATGTTTTCTCACCGCCATATAACATAAACGGCACTATCAAACAACATAACGCAATAAACCATAACTTTCTCATTGTCCCTCCTCATATGTTAGAATTCTGCACTGACATTTACAAATACATCTCTGTCCCTGAACCTGTAACCGCCTTTATACGTTACTCCCCCCGGGGCTACCCATGCTGCTGCTTCATCGATCATGAAAGCATCGGTATAGAGCAAGTCTACTTCTGCACCGAATATGTCATACTCTACACCGACATCTCCACAAAACTCTCTATCACTGTTCACGCCAGCTGCTACCCATACAGGTGCAAGGTCTACTTTAGCACCACCGCCAAATGTTACATCGTCATCGTATACCAGACCGCCACCGACACTAAAACGTGATATCACAACCTTTGCATTTGCTGTTATTACGCCGCCCTTGAAATAACCTACTTCAATCTTATCGAGAAACTCTTTGCTGTACCCTACAGCAAATCCGTAATCTGCATTCGGCTGTAATGCTGTACCAGCTTTCACACTTAACCCGTTCCACTCAATAGCGCCAGTTATACCGCTCACATCGATTCCTGCATCCTGCAATTCGAGGCCTTCTGATGTAACGCTATAATCATTGCTATCAAATGAAACGTTGCCAAGTTCGCCAGTGAATATTCCATATACCGTTGTTAGGTATACTTCATCGATATTCACATCGCTGCCGACATCACCTGTCATTGATAGAGACAAAGTATTGTGTTCATCTACTTCTGCATCGATATCAAGGTCAAGTGTGCCGAATCCGTCACCACTTTCCACTCGTTTACCGAAAGTGGTTTCATACTCGAAGCTGCCAGTAAAATCAGCAGCCATAAGCGGTGCTGCACAAAACAACACCAATACCGCAATAATCCATACTCGTTTCATTCTTTCCCTCCTAAGATTTATTTTTTCGTTTCACGACATAGAAAACTAATATAGTCAATCCTGCTGTCATACCAAGTATAATGAAAAAGTGTATAAGCAATTCCCAATTCATCGTTATCATTTTTTCTCTCCATTCACAGCATCGATAATCTCATTAATTTTGCGTATGATACGCATCAATAAGCCTATACTGCGTGCTTCATGTTTTGTCTTTGGATTTTCAAGTTTGGTGATTTTCATTTTTTCCCCTTTCCTATCAACATTCCTTTTAATGGTTTTTTCCATCCATGAGGCCAATGTGTAAATCGCTCTACCGATATATCTTTGAAATCAGCGTATGCGAATAGCTGATATAGTTTGTTGCGATTAAACGGTGATACATGCCCGATATCGCCATAGAAGCTCCATTTGCTGTATTCGATATCTGGTGTGAGTATTATGCATATACCGCCTGGCTCGCATAGATGCCACATATTCTCTATTGCGTTCATTGGATAACGGCAATGCTCTATTACGCTTTTACTATGCACGACATCGTAAAATCCGTATCGATTTGTAGTCATTAATTCTATATCGCCGTTTATATCGTAATAGCTGTATTTGTCGATTCCTTTGGCATCTTTCCCTGCACGTTTAAATGCATCTACATATTCACCATTTCCACAGCCTACATCGAGTAGCTTTCCTGCTGTCCATAATCCAAACTGCCCACACAGATAATCTACATATCTATCTATAAACCCTTCAGGCTTTGGTGGTTCATTAAGATGTGTGCAATCGCTGTAGTTCATGCAATAAATATCTGTACTGGTTCTGCTATCTCACTGAATATGCCATATCGCATTGCATCCATGTAGTGGTCATTCAATTTTATTATCCGCTCTTTGTCGTCACGCCGATAATCCCATATCTCTGATAGCACGCCATTACAGCCCTCCACTATGTAGAATTGATTATTGTGAATCTTATCGTTTATAGCGTCTATTCCCGGCTCCACACTGTTGTTCGCTTTGTCGCCAAAAGTAATCTCCTGTATGCGCTCGCCACCGCTTGGATCACACCATGCAATATATGTTTTATCTTGCCATCGCTCCCTGATAGCATCATTGAGAGTATTAGCGGTGATATTAAAATTGCCGTAATCACCAAGAACGTAAATATTATCACCGCTCCAACCAATAAGAACGGCAGCGCAATTAAGGCCAAAATCGACACCCACACTATATCGTTCCATTTCAGGCAGCTCTTCTTTCTTAAGTACATAGGATTCATCGAATTCTTCATAGATTGTACCCTCCGCTTTAACAAACTCGCCATCAAGAAATCTGCGCCTGGCTCTATCTGCCAATGTCTCGAGGTTATTCTCTATATAATGATCCGGTAGATTAGAAACATTATCTATCGGATTCATTTTCATCGATGCATATAACTCAGGTCGTTCAATCGGCTTCAATGTATATGGATTTATTTTCTCGATAAATACTCTATGTGACCAGTGAAGAGGTGAAGGAGGATTACAATCGAATAATGCTATATTCATAAACCCTTCGGTTTTCTTCGCAAGTCTGGGCAATGTCATCTCTACAACCGTATAATCAAGCTGCGATACTTCATTGAGATATACCACGTTAAACTCTGAGCCTAATATCTTTTCTATACGTTCACGTTCATCAAAGCCGCCAAGCCATATCTCGCTTCCATTACTAAATTCTATATAGTGATCTGCTTTGTTTTCCTTCCACTGAGTCATCGGCACACTTTTCATTATATCTCTTATTGTTTGATGCCATATAGTTGTTTTAGCATGACTGAACCGTAAACGTGCTATTAGAGAACGTAATCCGGAATAATCCAGGCTCCACTTTATTATCATCGATGCGAGTATAACGCTTTTACCTGAACGTGCACCACCGTATAAAAGTATATTCGTTGCACCGCTATCATGTATGAGCCAGTATGCATCACTTTGCTTTTCTGTATATCGTAATCGAGTCATTCGCTATCATAATTAACACGCCGCTCTTCTTTCTTTATATTCCTTGCACGCAATTCAAAGGGCAGTGTACCCACTGAAATATATAACTCGTTTTCAGTACCGCATATCGGGCATTTACTATATGTGCCTTCAAGCATCTCTGCTACTTGTAAATCCATTCTGGTAGGGTAAAGATTATCATCAAGCGGTATAAGGTCGCCGTCTACATCGTAATTAACAAACACAAGATATACGGCACAATTAGCACATGGCGTTGATAGTACAGCAGGTCGTCTATCACCCATTCCTTTTTCTTTCCATTACTTCTATTTTGAAAGGTTCATCTGAATCTGTGGCGAGTATCTGTTTCTGTGTAGGCATACCGTCTATGTGGTTATAGACAAATCTGATAGTAGCTGCATCCCCTTTATCTATAAGTTCTTTCAGTTTCTTTGCAAGTTCGTCTTTACTAATTTGCTTTAATAGTGCATCGGTAAGAGATTCGCCCTTTGGAGGTCTACCTTTCTTATTGCCTTTTTCTGGGTAATCTTGAAAACCTGTAGATGGATGAGGGTTTGCCATTGTAGTTTTTTTATGGTTATTGCTACAATCAATACTAAATCATATCAGATATATTATTATCTGTCAAGCAAATATTCATAATGAATCGTAAAGCCATCGCTCCTACTTGTATGGCTTCCTGTTTCATTTTTTCTTTATCTTCACCATTGCGTATTTCATCCCATAACTCGTCAAGTTCTTCAAAGATAACGGCATATCCTTCATGTGGTGAATGAAAGTTATGGAATAATTTAGATGCTCTTATATATTCATCAAAAAACTTATCTAATATATGTCTTTCAGTCAAATAGCCCTCCTTTCATTGTTTCTACTTTTTTCAGATTCGCCACTGCCTGTATATAATATCCTTCTTTTAATTCAATACCGATAAATCGCCGATTCATTTTTAATGCCTCATAACCTTCGCTTCCAATACCAGCGAAAGGACTCAATACAATATCATTCTCATTTGTCCATAATTGCAATGCACGATGTATTACTTCTAATTGCAATGGTGCTATGTGCCGTTCGTCTTTCTCTTCTCTTGCCGATGTTTTTTGAAGTGTGTTACTTGGATTAATATCCATCCATATTGGTGAAGCATATCGCTGCCATATATCAATACTAAGTCTGCCTGTTCTTTCAAATGTAGATTGATCGCCCTCGAAATGATTTAATTCCCCTGCAATCGGTTCTGGATTTTCTCCTGGTTTTTTCATTGTTACAAGATAATCTGGTATTCCCTGTCTACAAGCTGCACTATCTTTTACTATTTGTTTATGCAATAATCCTTTTGCTTTAGTACGTTGCATTGCAGTTACTGGGTTTTTCCAAATGCATACTTCACTCGCATATATAAATCCTTCTTTCTGAAAAGCTCTTATTAATTCACCCCTGAAATCCACGAGTCCGATATATCCATTTCTTACTTTACTTGTTGGAAGATTCATACAATGAAATGAAACCAATCGACCTGGCATAATAACTCGATATAATTCTTTAACCAAATATTGAAAGTGTTCCATAAACTCTATATTATCTTTGCAATTTCCCATGTCTCTCTCGCTGTTTGAATAAGTGTAAAGAGATGCGAAGGGAGGGGAAAACACACTATAATGTATACTGTTACTATTAATATCCTTACATATCTCAACAGCATCTCCAAGGTACACAGTCCAGTTTTCTCCATTTTCCTTTTTTGTTTTATATATATTTTCTGTTCGTTCTGTTCCTTTGATGTTTTCTTTATTCAGTTCATGCATATGCTCCACCATGTTTTCAGCCATTCGTTGTGCATCCTCCTCTTTTCGCTGTATATTTTTTACAACTGCACCCTCTGTATCTGCCGTAATAATATAACAATTAACTTCTTTTGTTTGTCCGAATCTCCAACATCTTCGAATTGCCTGATAATATTGTTCATACGAATCTGATAGGCCAACAAAAGCCACATTATTACAATGCTGCCAATTCATACCAAATCCTGCAATGGATGGCTTGGTTACAAGTCTATTTATTTCCTTCGATGAAAATGCAAGCATCATTTTTTCCTTGTATTCATTTTGATCAGATCCTTTTATCTCTATTGCATTATCTATTTCGTTCTTTAACATTTCACTTTCTATATTAAAATTACACCAGCATAGCCAAGGCTCTTTATTTCCATTTATTATTTCGGCACACTTTTTTACCCTTTCTGATGTACTATTTTTGCGTGCCTTTATTCGTTCTTGTAGATTAGAGGCCTCCATTGGAAACAAATATTCACCCGTTTCATTTGTTTTAACTGTTATTTGATGTATTCTTAATTCTGGCAATATAAAATCCCCATCGTCATATCCTAAATCCGATGGTTTTCTTAACATTACAGCCCAGGAACATAGCCATTTCCAATATTCACTTTCTGCATGCCCTTTTAGCCGCCATTTCTGTGTTTCCCCTCCATCATGTACAAAAAACATTGATAACATCTCTGTACGATTTAACACTCCCAGAAATTCCGAATGATTACCAAGTTCCATATAATCATTTGGTGCAGGCGTTGCTGTACACGCAAGACGATAAGGTGTATTCTCAAATGTCTTTATTATTGCCGTTCTTATTTTTCCTGTATAGCTTTTTAATATTGATGATTCATCAAGTACTATACCTGAAAAATGATTAGTATTAAAGTGCTGTAACATTTCATAATTTGTTATTGTTATTTTCCCTTTTACATCTTCCTGATGACGCGCTTTTAATACTTCAATACCGAATTTCTCTCCCTCTCTTACTGTTTGAGACGATACTGCCAAAGGCGCCAAAATAAGCACATTGCCAGGAATATGCTTTGCCCATTCTAATTGCATCGGCGTTTTCCCTAATCCACAATCAGCAAATATAGCAGCTCGCCCTCTTCTCAAGGCCCACTTTACTATATCCCCTTGAAAATCATATAACATTGGATTCAGTGGTGGTATGTCTTGTAATCCCGATGGAGCATCGATTATTTTTTTCTTCTCTAAAAATGTTTTATATTCCATAGCTGTAATTCCTTTTCAGTTCTTCAATATATCTCAGCCAGGATATATCTTTTGATACACGCATATTTTCGAATAATGTACAGGCGTGTACGGCATCTACTTTTTTTTCTATTATATCATCCAATGTTATCAATCGCCCATCCTCAAGCATATTCATTACACATTTTACATGCACCTTGTTCTGAATGTTTCTACCACACATTATAAGGTTTCCACATGCTAAACAGCTTATCCTATGCATAGTGTAAGTATCTCCCTTTCGTCTGCCCATGTTAATCTCCTTTATAATTTAATTACTGTAATCATCCAAAATATCAATACGGCAAATCCACCATACGCCATGGCCACAAACTCTGGATATCGCTTGTCGGGATTTTGATATTTGTAAAATCCTGCCATCATTAAACTTAAAAAACACCATGCAAAAACATAAATCGGTATATACATAAAAAGTTTATCAATGACCGCTACTATTTGATTAGGCTCCATAATTCACTCCTTTGACCATCGTATACGTTTCTGCATATTAGTCTCGACCATTATTCAGTGCTTCGCCAGTTATCTTTATTGCTGTTTTGAAATCAGATGCTTCGTGTGCTTTTTGTAGCGCCACCCTGTACCGCTCGCATTGTTGCTCAATAACCGTCATTTCTGCATTATGTTTTGCTTTCCATGCCACTTTTTCATCAGCATGTACTTCCCTTAACCGCTCTATCTCCTTGTCTTTCTCGGCAAGGGCTTGCTCAAGTTTTACAGCTTTCTCGCATTCTCGGAACAGAGCGTCCTCGGTATCTTTTAACTTATTCAAAACTTCGTGATGCTCCATCACTCTCCCCCTTTGGCTTGCCGTTCTTCTTGTCTGCGCCTTTGTTCTTCAGCCCACTGTCTATAATATCCATCTTTGCCATGCTCCATATCGCCATAACACATTGAGCATACATTGCTTCCTTGGTTGTCGGGTATACGGCTTCCGCAACATACGCAATATTTACTCATCACTCTCCCCCTTTGGCGAGTCGTTCAAGCCCGGCTTTCAATGCCCTGCCCATAGTGTCAGGATTATCTTTGTCAGGCAGAGTAATATAATATTCATCAAGTGCAGGCAATACACGCCTCGCAAGGTCGGCTATATACGCATGTGCAGGGTGTTTCTTGCATCGTTTCCAATGGTCTTTGTCGTCTTCGTCCAGTATTTCACCACAATGGATACAGGTCGATTCTTTGCCTTCTCGTATGTACTCTATATACGCATCCATTTCGTCGGCTATATAAATCTCGTCCACATCCTCTGTTCTGCTCAGCGTTTCAATGTCCCACCTTTTCGGCTTGTTCATTTCCTTTCTCCTTTAAATTTATGTTTACAATTCATATGACAATAAACGCATAGCAGCACCAGGTTCTCTTCGCTCTGCAACCACTTGCCATACTTGCGCTGATTCGGTTTAGTATTCGGTATTCTATGATGTATTTGTAATCCTTCTGTCATGCCGCATTTCTCACATCCACATTGACAACGATGCCCTGCTTTGAAATACACACGCTCTCTTGTATATACGGTTGGTTTATTCATTTTTTATATTCTTCCCATTTCACCGATTTGAATATCGCCTTATGATTTACCCACCTTGCAAAGTGTCTATATTTAGAATTTTTGTTATATGACATTACAAATGGATCTATTCCGATTTCTTTTAATTTATTAACTCTATATAAATCCTCATCTTCTGTTGTATTATAGCCTACCAAGACATAGCACATAATATTTGCAGGATTTCTATATATTATTAAATTATTTATTCCTTTCATTATTTCTTTTTCATCTTCCATAAAATCCCATGCTATATGTATTTGTTTTTTATGCCGAACATTTGTTATAATATATGCTATTTCTCTTGTAATTAATCTTGCATCTAATCCTTGTGTAAAATCTACTATCAAACCTTCATTGTGTATCTGATCACATATATTTTTGAAATGTTTTTTATTTGCCAATATATTATTATCAAGCAAAGTTATTTCCCTGCTTTTACCATCCCATATACTATGTATACTTTCATCTGTTATATGAAATCCACCTTCTTTAATTGGCACAACACAAAAAGGGCATTTTCTTATGCATCCTCTTGTAGTAAAACCAACATTTATATAAGGTCGCATTATATCGATTTCTTTTGGCAATTTTGTTTTTAGATTAAAGCCTGTCCCTCCACATATCATATTATTTTTTATATAGTCTTTTTTAGACCATGTAAATATTGAACTGCAATATATTTTTTCATATTTATCATGCTCAATTGGTATATAATCTTCTACCTCTTGTTTATTATACAATTCATAATATAAACGTATTTTCTCTAATGCTATATTTACATATTGTGGTTCTAAATTATATAACCCGATCAACGCTGATCCTCTTCTGGTATATTCTCAAAATCTACATCCTGCACCACTTTCTTGTATTCATCGATCGATTTCTTCATGTTGCCTATCATGTAATGTAATGCCTTTTCCCAACACATTAATGCTGATCGTATATTTTCTAATCGCTCAATTGCTACTTGATGATTTGATTTCTTCATTCTTTGCCCTCCATTTTTTTATCGACATACGCCATTCTGTCAAATAGCCCTCCACTATCTCTTTTTTGCTTAATCCAGTTTCCTGGTTGCGTATACGCTCTTTTTCATTGCGTGTTATTATGTCTGCATAATATTGCTTGCGATAATCGTGACTGCTCTTCGCATACCAATCTGCATGACTTGTTAATATTTCATCTTGTGACATCCCCTGCATTTTATATTGCTCATATACTTCAATCGGTATTCTACATGTGCCGCCTTTTTCATTGACGAATCGATAGTACGGTACAGTATACACTCGACCATCCTTTCTTTTCAAAGAGCCATATAACATATCGCCATCTTTTTTATACTTTGCCATCTATCATATACCTCCCTGTATGTGTTAATGGTTCATCTTCTGACTCAAGTTCCTTTTTATGTATCGCTTCTACTTCATCAATACTGTCAACACCATATTCTCTTCGCATCCAATTTTTTATCGTTGCTGGCATTGACTTATACCGCTTTCCTGTACTTTGCTGATAATCGGACAGCTTTTGAATAAATGTATCTATGCGCTGTTTACCATATTTCCCACACATATCATCATATTCTTCTTTTAACATTTTAACGCCTATTGCATACTGTACCCTTTGCTTGTCTTTTTCTTTATCCTTATCCTTTTCTTTTTCTTTATCTTGTACACTATCCATACCCTTTGTATACCCTTTGCATACCCTATCAAACAAACCATGTTTCTTTAACAACCCAATGTAAGATTGTATAGGTTTACTGGTACTATTTTCATCAAGTTCTTTATATTGGAACTCACAAAAATCTGGTATCCACCACTTGCCACAATCGAGTATCTCAATGTTGTTGTTTACCTTTTCTGGTAACTCAATCCAATTTGGTTTACCATTGATACACGTTTCAGCAAGTTTGAAGTTTGGCTTCCACACACCAACATTATCGCATCTATCGATTATAAACAAGAATGCACATTTATCAATGGGATCAAGTTCCATAAACCATTCGCAGTCAATCCATATATCTACATCGTGCATTCTTTTTTTCATAATATTCCCACTGATAATAATTTTTCTAAATCATACTTTATATATTTTAATACCTCATCAATATTATTTGTCCATAATACATCATCAATTCCAAGTACCAATAACTTAGCTTGTGCCCATTTTTCTTTCCCCCAATGTTCATATATTTCTATATTTATAGTTATCATCGGATTATCCATTTTCTTTCTCCTTTCTTTTTATCTCCTGCCATTCTGTGATAAACTCACGCATATCTATTCCTTGTTCTGCTGCTTCCATAAAAACTGCTTCGATGTAATGCCCTGCTTGCTCTATGTCGCAATCGCTGATTGTCTTTATGATAAACTTATCAGCATGTAGCGGATCACGCACTTTCAATGGGTGATTCTCATACACCGATTGCTTTATGTGTTGTATGCTCGATTGTATTTGTGGATGGTCAGCAAGGTAGCTGCATACAAGATGAAAGAAACTGTTTTGTTTCAACGTGCATGGTGGGCGATACTTCTTTAATTCTATCGTCCACTTGTCCTTATCGCTTTTGCTTTTCAATTCATGTACAACGGCTCGATACACTTCTACTCTTGTTACAGCTACTAATTTCAATCACCCAACTCCGCATTGACAGAATCTTCATAAGCTACAGCGTGCATTTCACCGATAATCTTTAATCTTGTATTTAGCCGTTGTAATGACATTGTTTCCATTTCTTCAATACATTTTACCTTTGATGCATCGTAATCAGTTTCTTTGCCTTTGTATATGTGTCGACCAGTGAAGGCAGGGTGATCAAGAAACTCCATAATAGCTTTCTTTGTTCGGTCTTTCCCTGCATCATTCAGTTCATCACTACTTGTTTTGTCGGGATCTTCACCAGTAGGAATAGCAAAGGTACGCAACAACAGATACTTGTATGCACCTGTAAGGGCTTTATTACTGCCCTTATCTTGCATATCACTGCCTTGTCCTACTGAAGAGATTTTTTGTGATTGTCCAGTATCAACATCAACGATAAGATAATCACAAAATGTTGTTGTAAGATTTTCATCTTGTCTACATGATACATCAGTGGGCAATATCACAAGCCCGACATCAATCATAGCTTCACGCACTGCGGTCGTTACTTTCTCTTCAGTGACATACTTGTACTTTGTTTTGCCATACTCTATGTTGCCATCTTTCTCTAAATGTTGCACCTTCTCCATAACTTGTGCAATCTTTTTGTATAGCCCTATCTCTTCCATTGGTTTTCTCCTTTCAATTATAGCGCTTCTAATGATCCCATCACATCACCAAACATTATATCTAACTCATAGTCTGGCCCATTCGGTTCATGATATGTTTCTTCAAGCACTTCATAATCTTCATCAAGTATTTCCCATTCAAGCACATTACATGCCGATGCTTCAATCCCTGCTTCTCTTGGATCATCAGCACTTACATTAATTCTTGCTTTCACTTTCAAAATCGCTTCTACTGTGTAGCCCATTTTCATTCTCCTTTAAAGATATGTCATATTAAAATCATTATACGCTTTTTCCCAATCCTTCTCTGTTTCAAAAATCTTATTGCAATGTAAACATATTACTGTACTATCTTTTCTTTTTTGTATCCATCCATGATTACATATTCCCTGTTTTCTCATGTGTGATACAATATTTCCTATTCGTTCATATTCTGCTTGTTCAATATCTGCATCATTCATAGTTTCTCCTTTTACATAAAAAGATCCGATGTATGCCCATTCATCATCAGTAGCACACTATCAAGTGCTGTTGTTACACCTTCATGGAATAAGCGATAATCGGTTACTTCTGTTTCTGCATACTCACAATAACGTTGTCTTGTCTTTTCAATCTCCTGTTTCCAGTTTTCTAATTTCTTCGTCAATCGGTTTTGGTTCAACATTTTCTCCCTCCTTTATTGGATGTGCAAGCATTTCATTCATACAAGCTATGCGTACAAGCACTGATGGTGTATAATTAAAAAACTCTTGCTTTGTACGTGCCTTGCAATACTCTTTTATCTTGCGTTTCAGTGCATGTGACATACGCACCGTCAATACTGTTTCAATCTGTTCTTCGTTTCTCATTCATGCCCCTCCTTGATAAGTCTCTCTTGTATATCAGCAAGTAGACTCGTTTTAATGCTATTCAAGTCAAGTCTTTCATTACGCATACAATTTAAGCTCCCCTCCCAATATTTACGGTTCCCCTCATCTATTGCTGTTACCGACAAAGACTCTGCGATTTTGATTGAATCATCTATGCGTGCTTGTGCTTGTTCGATGATTTCAAGTGTTGTCATTGTCTTTCTCCTTTCATCCCCAATATGCATCGTTTCTATATTTACTGCGCTCTACTCTTGTTCTGTACCTGTCCCTTGCATCGTCAAGTATGTCGCTCCAGTCATCTTCATCATCACAAGGGATATCATATCCAGGTGAAAATATTATGGTATAATCATCGTGGTCATTATATGTGAGACTATCAATCACATCTGCTATGTAGTTTTCAAGCGAGGTAACGTGTCGAGGTTTGTAATTCAAATCAAACGTGCGATAAATAATATCTTGTGTCCTTTTGTCGATTATCTTCAACGTGATAATCGAATAACCCATGTAGCTGAATACAAATAATGCTTGTGAAATCTCTCCTCTTTCCATTTTAGTATCTCCTTTAAATTTTTCATCTTCCCAATACATATATTAATTTTACACAATTATTACATCTTGTCAAGTTTTTTTTTCACTTTTTTTGAAGTTTTTTTTGATTAATCGGTGAGCGCATAAGGGATTTTCCCCTCTGTATTTATCGGTATCGCTACTGGTGCTGATGAGCGTGTGTTGCCCGATGAAGAGGTGAGTCCCATATATACAATATAGTTGGTATCTACTGCAGAGAATAAAGCCGTGGTGAATGTATAGGAAACATAGGCAAGCACCGATGTTACAACCGTTATTGTCGCTGTCACTGTGCTTCTATTTGCATTGCCATCTGTTTCATCATAATAGTACATGCAGCCTGTATAGCTTGTTAAATCTTCGGTGAAATCAAATCGTATTTTTAGATCGTCCTGTGAAGCATGTATGTATTTAGTTCCCATAATATCACCCCTCAAAGGTCAATTCGTTTGTGGAATAGCCGTCAAATGTCAGCTCTGCTGTGCTATATGCTGAAAACACTAATTCTTTTGTGCTATACGCTGAAAATATCAATTCAAACGGCACATATATCCTTGTTACTGGTGATGCTAAGTCTATTCCTGCATACATCCAGGACAATGTACGTCTACTCACTGAACCATCAGGCCAGCTCACTGGTGGTATCGGCACGGTTCCTATTGTCTGTATAGAGAACCGTTTTTGTAATGTATCAATCGCCATTAACTGAACTCGCCTCTGGTTGCCGTTGTACCATCATCAGATATAGTTGACGTTGCAACCGTTGTACTGCCATCATCGGCATATATAGACATCAGCGCACTGGTTGATGTAATCTTGTTTCTCATAGCGGTTGCCATAAATCCTATTTTGTCTGTGATAGATGCTGTCGCTGAAGGTACTGCACTTGCTTCTGCGTATGTATCTGTATTCAATGCATCTACTACTTCAGCATTTACCTGTGCTGCACTCAAATCATTCAGCGCCCCTATATCAGTCTGTACGCTCGTTGTCTTAGTAAGCACTCCTGTTACTGCACTTGCCTGTGCATAATTCGGTTGTATATCGGCTGTGTCTGCAAGTATCGATACCAACTGCGTACTGTTCGCATCGATATGATTTGTTACATCGACAGCTGCTATATTATTCAATGCACCTATATCGGTTTGTATGCTCGCAATCTTTGCCCCTGCAAAGGCGGTTGAATCGCTCAATATATCCGTAACAGCAATGTCATTCAGATTGCCTATATCAGTCTGTATCGATGCAAGTTTAGCATCTATATCGCTATCATCAGCAGGATCTGTGGGCAGATTGTCTGTCTTTGCTTGTATTGTATCTACAGCAGTTTGTACGGAAGGGATGCCATCCACATAATCATTTATGGTTGTTAGTGCACCTGAATCCGGTAGATTATCGGTCACTGTCTGTATAGCATCTACTGCTGTCTGTATCGATGCTATAGCATCTGTTTGTGTATCAACAGTTGTTACCGCTGAGGCCTGTGCATAATTAGCCTGTATGTCTGCGGTGTCTGCAAGAATCGATGCAAGCTGTGTACTATTCTGGTCGATGTCATTGGTGACGGCATTTGCTGTGATGTCGTTCAGGTTTCCGATATCGGTCTGTACACTGCTTAGTTTTGTGTGTGTTGCGCTACCAAAATCTCCCTCTTCTATCGGATATAATGTGAGTACGGTATCCTTGCTGTCACTGGTAGATGATTTTACTTTTACGATAGAGCAGCTGCTGTTCATTTCAGTGGCGGTGAGTTCTAAATAGTATACGCCCCAGCTTGATTCTATCTGCGTGGCTTCGTTTGTGCAATCTGCTGCCGTTGCACCGTCAATAGATATTTCACTATCAAGACTTGCCGCATCTGCCACTAAATCACCATCATTATCAAATATAGGAAAGTATACTCGATATGCTTGATTCTTGACCGGATGTGGTGTTGCATCTGTTGCTGCCATAGTATCACCACCTCCTATATGTAATTGTGTGCTTTATGCCGCCCCATCGTTTTATAAACGGTTGTCCTGTTGGGGCAACCACACCACCTGCTAATATTCCATAATAGCACCATGTTGCGTCTTGTCGTTCAGCCTGATCTACTCCCGATGTACCAGGGTTTACACCTTTAGGGTAAAATGGCATCATAAACATTGATACCGATTGTCTTTCGCTTCTTGTGTCAACTGCCATTAAGCAAACTCACCTCGTGTAAATGTGTTTCCGTCATCGGATATAGTAGATGTAACAACTGTTGTACTGGTATCGTCAGCATATATAGTTATCAATACACTTGTTGTTTCTATCTTGTTTCTCATTGCCGTTGCCATAAATCCAAGTTTATCAACGATAGAAGCTGTCGCCCCAGGTACACCTGATGCTTCTGCGTATGTATCTGAGTCAAGCGCACTTACTACCTGTACCTTCACTGCTGCTGCCGTAAGTAATGCACTGGCCTGTGCGTGCCCATCGTTTATGGCATCCACTGCTGTCTGTATGCTTGCAATATGAGTAGTGTCTGCAAGTACGGTGGTAAGTGTACTCGTCTGTGCTACTCCTGCAACGGTTGAAGCCTGTGCATAGTTCGGCTGTATATCGGCTGTGTCGGTGAGTATATCATCCACCGCACTTTGTATCGATGCAATGTGTGTGGTATCGGCAAGCACCGTATCGAGTGTACTGGCCTGTGCATGACCATCATTTATTGCATCAACTGCTGTTTGTATAGATGCAACAGGATCTGTCTGTGTATCGACCGTTGCAACTGCACTTGCTTGTGCATAATTCGCTTGTATATCTGCCGTATCGGTCAATATGTCATCGACTGCCGATTGTATAGAAGCAATATGAGTGGTATCGGCAAGTACATTTGTCAGCACGCTCGCTTGTGCATATGCTGGTTGTATGTCTGCCGTATCGGTAAGAATATCATCAACGGCACTTTGGATAGATGCAATGTGTGTTGTATCTGCCAATACAGTTGTAAGTACACTTGCTTGTGCGTATGCTGGTTGTATATCGGCTGTGTCTGTTAATATATCATCGACAGCAGACTGTATACTCGCTATATGAGTTGTATCTGCAAGCACTGTATCAAGTGTGGACGCCTGAGCATGACCAGCATTAATCGCATCCACTGCTGTTTGTACACTACCAACATTAACGCCTGTAGTGCTTCCATAATCATCGGTTCCCATTGGATAAAATACAAGTACAGTTTCTTTCCCATTTGTGCTGTTCACTTCAACTATACTACAACTACTATTCATTTCTGTAGCGGTAAGTTCTAAATAATAAGAACCAGCACTTGATGCTATCCATGTTGCTTCATTGGTGCAGTCTGCCATAGTTGCACCATCTATACTTATTTCACTATCAAGTCCTGATGCATCACCTACAAGATCACCGTCTGCATCAACTATGGGAAAATACACCCTGTAAGCTGTATTTGATTTTGGATAATAAAATGCATCTGTAGTTGCCATTTATCACCACCTCCTATATGTGGTAGTATGTGGTGTTCCTGCAAATCGTTTGAATGTTGGTTGTCCTGAAGGTGCTGCTGCTGCATTTTCATCTACTCCCACATCACATGTCGTTCCTGATCTTGTATCACCTTCCATATCAGTTGTCGGTACGGTAGAATCTGTAGAAGGCCCTACCCCACCATCATCACAGTTTCCGCTTGCTACTAATGTCCAATTCCCTGTAGATGGGGCAGTAAATTCATTTGTCCAACTGCCTCCACTTGGAGAAATCGGGTTGTTCCCATCTCCATCATCAGTTGCATTGTAATCTACTGTTGCACTATCTCTATTATCTATATCATCATTAGTATTGAAAACTGCATTATTTTTTACTGTGGCACCACCTGCACTCCCACCACTTATATATATTCCATCTGTGGTAGTGCTTCCATAGACAATATTATTATATATTTTAAGGGTAGTATAACCAGAACATTCTAATCCTCGTCTCTCGAAATTTTCTACAATATTATTAAAAACATCTGCAATTGTATCTGCATCTTGAAATTCAATTCCGACATATCTTGTAGTATTACCAGTAGAGTTTTTTGATATTCTACATTTTTCAATAACAACTTTATTATTCGTTGCTGTTTGACCTGAAACAGGTATACATTCATAAAACGAATTATCACCTGTAGAGGACATTCCTATTTGCAAACCTGTAAGTGTTATATAATCTTCTTCAAGAGATAGTATGTCATCATCAGCACCATCTAATCTGTATCTATCAGTTTTCCATGCATCCTTTACTGCTTCTTCTCCGCTACCAGCTTGTATTGTTATATCGTAATCTGCGCTTGTAGTCCATCCTACAAATCTTACCCCTGCGGTTGTATCAGCCGAATTGCTTGATGCTTCACAAGTGCATGTCCATGTATCCCCACCATTATCTGTAAGATCTTGCTGTTCTGTTGCTTCACAATCAAACAAACTTGTATAGTCGCCCCCACCATCGGGATCTACTGTGGCAGTAAGTGCAGCCAATCTCCCCCCCTATGTGTAAGAAGTGTTTTTTTATCGTGAATCTCTAAGTTTGCTATATCAACTGATACCAATTGACCAATATTTGGCACAGGAAACACTATAGAAAATCTTGCCTTGTTTAATAAGACTACAAATTTATCAGTCTTTTTTTCAGGTATATTTGCCTTATGAAGCCATGCAGGAAGATCAAAATTGACTTGTACCACACCGTGAGAATCTTTATATCTGTTATTTGGATTTCTCTGATTAATCCATGCCCACCACCCATCATCATGGACAGTTAATATATCTTTATAATGCAACATAACACTTACCTTATGGTCTAATCTTGCAAGTGCCTTCTCTTTTTGTGCTAATGTCAAATCTTTTGCCATTATTTTAGCAACCTGTTTATCATATTCCCCTGTATCTTCCAACCAATTACCGGGGCCGGGATCTTTTTTATATCTACCTCTTATATATATCAACAATTCTGACATTATTTTACCTCTCACGACTTTATATTAAGTGCTTCTTGCAAAGCCCTTATATTACGTTCAATTTGTTCTCTTGTCATCTTGACATAAAGATGTACAATATCTGTTCTCAACTTTATAAAATCTGAACTGCTTAGTACATCTATATCAACAATCTCCGATATTTCAAAACCAACAACTTTCAAGGAATAATCCACATATTAGGAACAGCCTCCGTTGGTCGACCGTTCCTCAATAAGAAAGGGATTGTTGCATCCAATGACCAGAGTATATCACTTTCATAAGGCGCACCAGCCCCACCAACATATCTCAGTGCAGATACTCCAGGTTCAAATACACCATCTGGTACTGTAATGACATATGTCAATTCATAAACTGTTTCTATTGGGTCTGGTATAGATGTATCACCATCGGACCGTATATATATGTTATATGCTATTACATCTTCTGCTGGAATTGGTGTCCCATCTGAAAGAAACTCTGGTGCATCCCATGCTATTGTTGCCTGATTTGCTTCATGAATTGTCTGTGACCATGCAAACCATGATCCCACCATAACAAAGACAATAGCGATTATCCATATCTTTTTCATATATCCCTCCTCATTTCATTAACTTTTTTAATCTTCTCAGTACAAGCAGTATCATTCCCACAACAATACAAAATGCGAAAATTACTCCGATTCCTGCCACTATAGACATTTTCACCCTCCTACAAAATGTGTTATTAACATACCGAGTATTGCACCAAAACCCGATACGCCTATTCCTATGATAAAGGCACGCCAAAATGCTTGACGGCCTGTTCTCTTTTCTGTTTCCCTTTTCTCTTCTCTTTCATTCAATCGCTTTACTTCTTTTTCTAATCGCTCTGTCGTTTGTTTCAATCCATCATGCAATATCTTATTATGGTCATCAATTTTATTAGCATGTTCTTTACATGGCAGTTTCACTATACATTTATCCACCGTTTCCTGTGCCGTTGTCTTTGCTACAAGCTGTATATATTCTTTTTGTTCATCTGTTATACTCATACATATATCTCCTTTATGTTCCTTTCTTTATTGGATCTCATCTCAAGTTCTACCCCTGCAAAACCCAACTTGGCTGGTCGCCGTGCTTTATTCGTCAAATATCTTGCCCTATCCATTGCACTACCACCAAGCACAAAGGCTCTATCGTGCCATGTCTTAACAAGATTTGTTGCATCTATTGTCATAAATCTCACTATTTGTACATCCCTATAATGATTGTGAAACCGATACATAACATCTGTATCACCTATCCATTTTTCAATATCACGTTCATTTACATTCTGTGCAAGCCCCGGTGTCTTTGATGCTATCTTGCTGTGGAATCCATATATCTTATATGTGCGCCCTGGTGCCGACACCACAAGGGTAAGCTCCTGCCCCAGGTACGGTACACCTACTATTTCAGCAAGTATCTCTATATACAAATCACCCTGCTTGTTCAGCAACCGCTCTTCATGGTTGCCATCGATAAGCCCAATACATTTTGATGCAAGTGGCGATAACATTTCCTGTAGCCTATGTCGTTGCTCTCTTGTATTCATACACTCTGATGTTGCATATCGTGATATGGCTGCATTTTCAAACAAATCACCACCGCCAAACCACCATACATTTTTTGTATTCAATATGTATTCGGCTGCTTTTTCAAAGACCGTTTCTTTATATCCAGGATGCCCGACATGCAAATCACATATCGGTACTATCTGCACATTGTCGCTTCTTGGCTTTAACCTGATTACGGTTTCTATACATCTTTTGTCTGCTTCTACTATACGCTCGTTTTTTTCCAGAAAATCGTTTATTTTTTGTAGTGCCATTTTGCTCCCCAATCATTTATTGCCACCTACCTTTACTACGATTCCTGTACCGATATTGAAACCGTTATTATATCCTGCGATAGCATACCAGCCCCATCTGCTAAACTTGTACATGCCGATTGTATTTGCACCAAGCGGATAAGTAATATTCCCCCCGACATACCAGCCCTGCTGTGATTTCTCTCGTTGTCGATATACATCAAGCATCTTTTCCATTTGATTTATTTCTGCCGTTAATGTCCCGTTTTCTTCTGTCAATACATTTACCTGTTCCTGTAGCAATGTCAGCTGCTGTATTGATGCCTGTATAGTTGCGATTGTATCATTGTACCATTCTTCTGTTACCCATATGCCCTCTGGCTCAGGACATTCTAATATGTCATCCGCTATTATTGGAAGCCCTATCAAGAAGATCAAGCAAATCATTAATGAGATTTTCAGTGCTTTCATTTAATTCATCTCCATGTTCCTTTAGTTCATCATGCTTCTCGATACGTTCTGCAATCTTTTCAAGTACCTCCGGTGAAGGAGGGACGTTTCCACCGGAGGCTTTATTTGAACGTTTCCCCAATAGGAAACATGCAAAACCGATTGCAGCAATAACAAGTGTTCCTATGAGATACCCAATACCGCCATTCATTTACACATCCTTCAATACGCCTTTGGCAGCCTTGCCAGCCGCTTCAATTGCTTCTGCAATCTCTGCTGGTGTCAGCTTTCCAGGCGTATCATCGGTTTCTGCAAGTGATGCCGATACCGATGACAACAAAGCCTGTGTAATGATAGCAACATTTTTGATTCTTTGGCTTTTGATAATACCTATCACAGCACCGATGACAACAACAACCGTTGATATAACAACTGCCCAATTCATAATTACCCTCCTATCATTTTAATCTGAGTCATCCAATATCACGTCCCCCCTTCTGCGTGTTCTTGAATGTACTTGTATATGTAAGTGTATTCCACGACCTGAATCGTGAAACCAACACACTTTCATCTGCGGCCTTTGTGGATCATAAATCCATTTTTTATTTACAGCCTTTTCCAATGCTCCACCTATTAATCCATCCCTGCATCGTATGTCGAGGGCCCTTAATGGTATCGTATTATGTATGCCTTCATCCTCTGGCCTGTACAATGATGTTATATAGACTGTTCCTAACATGCCTATAATATCATTCATGACAAGTTTTAATCGCTGATCTATAAAGTTCAAGTGATATAAATCTAACAGAAACATTATGGAAACTCCCTTCCCACAATTGTCATTTTTGGATTATTGCCAAGTGTTTTGTATACGCCCACTATTTCACATTTGACTGATCCCATCCAATCACTGTCAACACGATCACCGTTAAGATTGCAAGTAGTACCAATGTCTTTATCAATATATTGTATGCCTACCGTGTTTTTTAATTTCATACGCACTTCATTCATGTATGTCATTACTGTGCTTGCAAGTTCTATTGCATCTGTGCTATTAACAAGCAGCGTTTCCATTTTCAATTCCCTGTATTTACCATACTTTGCATAAGATGATGTTTCATATGTCGTATCCTCTACCCATCTATATTCGTCTGGTTCCCACTGTTTAGCATATCCAACATGACAGCTTGTTAAATAATCTTCACTATCATATTCTGGTGCTATCCATTCCCCTTCTAATATCTCTTCACTATCAACTGTGAAATCTGCTGATTCTGAACTATCGAACTTGTGCCATGAATAACGTGCATCATCATCTATTACGAAGTTCGCCATATTGCTGTATGCTACTTTTTCCACCACTTCATGCATCGCCATTCTATCATCTACTACTAATCCGATATCATAAGTGTCTATACTACCCCATACTGTTGTATTATAGTTTGTAGAATTATATGCAACACCTCCAAACACCTCTAACAAATCAGCTATAATATCTGCACTGCTATCAATCGATGCTGCACCGCTTGCATATAATCCTGTTATATCTGCGGTTACTCTTTGACCTGCTGTGTAATGTGTTCCCGTTATTTGAAATGTTGCCGATGGCAAACTGGTGGTACTTATCGGCACGCTTACACCATCAACATATGCATTACTTATTGCCCGTATACCATCGCTATGATTTGCCACATCACATACTTTGAATGTATACGGTGTACTGCCTTCTTCATCGATACACATCGCTTTTACTTTGTAGCATGTACCGTATGCAAGCTGTATCGGTTTTCCTATATTGTCACTCGATAAATTGGAATAAGTTGTCTGATCATAACTGTTAGGTGGTATCATGCGTGATAGTTTTTCTCTATTCTCTACCAGTTTTAATTCAACAGTATTCTCTCCAAGCGATACGCTTTTAACTTGTCCGTCAAACATAGTGCGATAATCAGCATATGCCATCGGATCATTTCTATCTGCATTACCTCCAAACTTCACTACTGCACGTTGCCCGAATATATAATTGCCAAACATATTGTCGAAATAGCCATCATTGTTAGACAAAGTAAGTGATGCGCCATCAAAAGACATTATGCCCCATTCCAAGCTGTCAAGCGATTTTTCAATCTCTATATCACTTACTATTCGTGGCTCATAATACATCGTGTTTATATTAATCCCTCTATTGCTCATGCCCTTTGTTATGCCCACAATGATTGTATGTATTTCTGGCTCTGTGTAATTCACTCCATGAAAATATAATATCTGGTCGTCCTGATCAAAGTACCACGAACTGTCAAGTGATACACAATTAGCAAGCGTTGATGCTTCTGTGTATGTTGTACCATCTGCTTTAACTGAACCGATAATAGTATGAAATACATCTTCTCCTTTATCACCACTTGTTCCACCACTTAATGTATCAAAACCAAGATTGCCTGTACCCAATACTGGAGACGCAATATAAGAACGTGTATAATACTTCCATGCCCATATCCCTGACCGATAGTTATACCATCTGCGCTGGTTTTCACCATAATCAAGCTCAAAAAGTATTATCTTTTCACTTGTTGTTTTTGCTATAAAATCTTCAAAATTTCCCATTTATACCGAACCATACCATATAAATATCCATCCCCTATTATATGATGTTGCATTAAATGCTGCATCATCGCACACGGCCCCTGTTTCTCTTGTTAGCCTGATATTTGTTGCATTCCATAATATACGCCCTACATTATAAGCATTTAATGTATGTCTTTCGCTATCATCATCATTTCTTACTGTTGCGGTAACATTATAAATTATGCTATCGTCTAAACCATGAGCCACGTCATTGGTGGCATCGGTATCCATGTCCCAATCACCAATAGTTATTACTTTAAATTTTAATACATCTGCTCCGTTTGAATGTTCCATGTTACCAGTTCTACCATAAACCCATTTTGCATGATATGCAGAACCATCAAAATAACAACCACCCAATGCCCGAACGGCACTTGCTGCGCTTTGATAAAACCCTTGATGATCATCACGCCATACTGGTTCATTCGTTGTATCCCATGCCACTGTTGCTGTTGCTGTTGCGCCTGTTGCGTAGATATAGCATATGCCTGTTGCCACTGAACCTGTAATGCTTGTATCTGCTGTTGCAAGATAAACGCTACCAGCCACTTCAAATGCGCTCCCTTCTGCTATTTGACATACCGCGGTTGCATCATAGTTTGTAAGTGATACACCGTTATATCCCTTGCTCTGTTTCTCTACCCTTGATATAAAAGCTGTATATGTTGCATCTCCTGCTGCATATACATATTTATCTATGCCCATTATTTCACCTCTCTAAAAGATAGTGAACCATCCCACTTATAATTGTATTTATGATTAAATGTGCAATCATCGATAACACCATATATCGGTTCTATATTTGTACTATTCTCATCTGGCACAAAGATTATCGGCTTTGTCCTGTGTACTGTGTTATACATCGATGCTATGTTTACTCTGTCCGATTCACTCATAAACGTAAACGCCATTTCGAATGTTTCATAATTGTGTCCTGTATTGCCGTATGATTGCCCTGTGCGTGTAAACTGTATCGTTGATGTATCACGAATAGTATAGGGGAACGCAATCGCCATTCCCCTTGTCCAATCCAGATAAGTGCCAAGAAAGATTCTACCGATTTCGTGATATCCATCGCCCACGCCACTATCAACTATTCTGAATCGCCAATATCGTGTTGTGCCTGTTACATCATACGCTATTAAAGGCCACGTTGCCGCCTCCCCTGCTGTATGTTCTATTGTTGTTGTTGTAGATACACTGGTGAAATTGTCGCTTGAACTTTCCACATAAGCCAGTACGCTTGTTGTAAAGTTATGCCCCAATATTGCCGCTGCTGTTGGTGTAATCGTTAAACCGCTGCCCACATCAATCGTAATAACGGTTGTTGTCACCGTGGTAGTACGCCACGTTTTAGCTACTTGATAATCCTGTACATTCGTTGCAGGATAATTTGTTGTCGCACTACTGCCTGTCACAGTGTAATCATCAAACTTGTTGTCGTATAAAAATCTCATACAACCAACCTTTGTGGTATAGCTACTTTACCATTATCAAACTGCCACTGCAATTCTCGCCTTATTGTCTGGCTACCGAATTGTATAGTAAGCGGCAATGTTAGATTATTATTTGTACTGGGTGATGCAATCGGCTCAACTGTTACCCGTTCACGTCCACCGGGATTATCACCAACCATTACAAGTTCTGGCCCTTGCGTTACAAATTGACCTCCTTTTGCAAGTGCTTTTATTGCACCGGAAGCTGCAAATGCTGCTGCAGATCCTGCGAAAGCTATTGCCGCCGCCCCTGGATGAAAGTTCCACGGTGGCCACGGTATTAATGCTTTTAATCCCATTGCAAACATTTCTTTTCCAAACATCGTCAATATGTCTGCGAACATATTTTTCAATAAATCTTTGAATGTAGTGGATTTATCACCAATATCTGTAAAATATTTTTGCCATACTGGTAAGGATCTATTCAAAGTATCTTGCACCATTTCATCATGTTCTATTTGACGATTTTTCATTTCATCAAGTTTATCGGCAGTATCTACAATCTGCTCCGATAACATACCCAATGTCTGTATATAATCATCACCATATTCAACCGCTCGAACCATCTCTTCATTATGTCTTGTTTGTATTTCTAACATTGCTGTAATGGCTTCAAGATGTCCTGCACGCATCTCTTCCCAATCAGATGCCCATTCCACAAGTTCTTCTTTCTGTTTCTCTATGGATTCGGTTGTTTTGTCTGTAGATTCTCTTGCTCTATCTTGTGCGGCTTGATATATATAGCCGAATGTATCAACATTTGTTATTTCATCTTTGAATATATCGTCATATGCCTTCTTTGTTGCAGCAGCTACATTTTCCCATGAATCTATTGTATCGGCAGTCATGTCTTTTATCATGGCTTTCAAATCTTCGAGATGCTTCTTCATTTCACCCTTGCCCCATTTTTTGGGATTTAATGCAATTGCTGCTATTTGTCCCAATGTTGCAAGTGATGCGGCAAGTATATCTATTTGTACTTTGAAGGTTTTGAATAATGCTATATTCAAGTTCATTCCTATAGCTAAATATCCAAAAAACCCTTTCACTATTTTTTTCAGCTTTTCAAGATTTTCTGTATTTTTCAAAAATGCTATCAGCCATTCAATAAACGGTTGCCCTTGTTCTGCAAGTAACTCACCTATTGCAGCTTTCCACTCATCCACAAGATTCTTTGCTATCTCTACCTGTCCACCGAACGTATCACCGATTGCCCTTGCAGAACCGCCTATTTCTATTTTTAATTCATCAAGAATTACTCGTTGTGCGCTCCACAAATCCCCCATTTCAAGAAAATAATCAATCATCTTGACTTGCTCTTCTGACATAGATATACCAATACGCCGTAAACCTTCAGCAAGCCGTGGGTCATTAATTGCTTTACCAAGTTGTATAATTGATTGTTGTAAATCCTGCCCGAATATAGCTGACATATCCATCGCACGTTCTATCACTTCTGGATATGCTTCAGTTCCTATCTGCGTAAATGTTGCAAGTATACCCTGTGCTTCGAGTGTCTGTGCTTTTGAAAATTGCGTGACCTTTTGCATCTCTTCACCATATCTGATAAGCTGATCAGACAAAGTTGATGTATATATTCCTGTGGCTTTTAGCGTGGAGTTGAGGAGAGCTTCTGCTCGTTCTTGTTCTATGTATGCATCGGTAAGACTTGTAACAAACTTTGCTGCTTTCTTTAACGCAACATATACTGCCGTTATTTCAGCAAAGTATGATTTGACTGCTTTTGTTAATGCGCCTGTTTTTTCTTTTTGTTTATCAAGTTGTTTCCCATTCTGCTTGACCGTTTCTGTATACTTCTTCAAATCATTTATGGCTTTTTGTGCTTCGGTGATTATTTCAACTACCAGTTGTTCTTTCGCCATATTCTATCTCTATCTGTTCAAGAGTATCAAGCACTTGTAACATCCAATATGGTTGCTCTGCCCAGCCACCATCAAAGGGTAATCCCCATCGTTTCGTTCTTGCATAAAGATTAATCGCATTGACAATATCGTAGTCTTTCAAATATCCTTCTATATCATCAAGCCACACCCATACTGGATGACTTGCAGTACCAATGTTTTTCTCTTCATTCGGAAAACCCTTGAAATCTTTATACCGTTTTGCCCATCCTGATTTGACAAGACAATATCCTATTTCAATTTTTTTTTATCAGGTTCCCTGTTTATTTCAAGATAAAAATCTGCAAACTCTTTATATAAACCAGCAAGCTCTGGCCTTTTACATAACTCTTCAGCAGTTTCTATTTTTACATCATCCACATATAGATTCTCTATTTTCTCGATGCCTTCACGCACCATTCCTTCTTTATCAAGTTTGAACTCAAATCCACCAATAGGATTCCCTTCTTCGTCAAACTTGACATTGCCTATCCCTACAAATCTGTCATACTCTGGCCCTGTTAAATACCTGTAATGGATTTTTATCTGTTCCTGTTCTTTCTTGTTACCGTTCCAATCAGGTATATAGACAAGGCCCGATTTAGCGATTACTCGCATATGTCCCCCCTTGCCTATTAGTTAAGTGTTACTGCGCCATCGGCATTAAAGTTAGCAGTAAATGTTGCTTTACCGTCAACTGTATCACCGATTGATACTCCTGTCACGGTTGCAGTTAAACTGAAATAATGACTTGCATTTATGTACAGTTCCATTTCAACGTTTTCAACCGTTGTATCAGAAGCAACTTCGAGTAACCAGTCCTGATGTCCACTCGCTGCATCATAGTTACCGCTCATGCTACCAGTAGCACCTTTTATTCCCGGCTCATACGTTCTTGCCGTTACGGTTGTTCCCGTACCAAATGAAGTGGTTTCAATTGCTTCTATTGCAAGGTCAATATTCCAACTGTCAATATTTGCAATCGCACTTGTAGCACTTGCACCTGTTGCTGCCGCCACATAAATGTAACCTACATTCCCCAAAACTGCTGCCATAGCTTACCTCCTATGCCTCAAAATATTCTATTCGTGCATCTACATCACATAAATAATGTTGTGTATCGGGATCTATACGTTGCCGCATATTCTCGATCATTATTCGCTCTATAGTAAACCCCTGTATAGAACCGCTTGCATATCGTAATCTGTTCATTACCTCTTGTTGTAAATTAACTGCTGTTGTATTTTTTGTTGCTATACAGGTAAACTGCATTAAACGTTGCCCTGCCTTTGTCTTTGTCCCGTTCTCATCAAAATACATCCCCTGATGTGGATCAGCTACTGTACTGAATATCACATATGGTAATGTTGGCCTATCCGGTGCCTTGGCAAAATATATTCTTGTGCTGCATATATCAGTCACCGCTGTTGCCGCTCCAAGATATGCTTTCATTGCACCCTCAATATATGTTGCCATCAGTAAGCGCCCTATTTACCTTTCTTTGTAAATAATTCGATATATGCCTTTTACTGCTTACTATTGCAGGCCGTACATATGGACGTGCTTGGGAACTTAGACGATATACATATTTTGCAAAACGGTCTTGTCCCTGTTCGTCTACCCAATGCAGTACGGTTGCGTTTCTTGGAAATATCCAATGTGATTGTGTACCAAACTCAACGTATATATCATATGGTGTATTTGGCCCCACTGTACGTCCATTCGGTATAAATCCTTTTGTTATGCTGTTCTGCAATCGACCTGTTTTTACAGGTGCCTTTGCTCTCATTTCAAGATATAATTTGTCTGCTGCATAATTTAGCGTTGAATCGAGAGCGGCTTTCATCGCTTCTGCTTTCTTTGTTTTTATAGTGTTTCTTATTTTTATTCCCATTGGTATCATGTTCTTAACTCTACCACGACCTCTATGTGATGGTTTCTCTCCATCGGATTAGATACCGCCTTAATGTCATAATCATCTGTTCCAATCCGTAATATATAGTTCTCTTGAATCGTAGTACTCGATTTAGCACAATACATCCTGTGGCTTCCAAACGTGATATTAGTGCCGTCAATAAATCTCTCAGCCTTACCCATAGTTTCAAGCGCACACTGAATGTTGCATACCTCAGTGAATACATCACTCGTTTCATCAGGCCCCAATTCATTTATCGTCTCCACAATTGAATAGATTGTTGCATCTTGTGTATAATAATCGTCTATCATCCTACTGCTGGCACCTTGTATATATCGAGTCCTGCCACAACATCACCCGGGTAATCCACGCCTACCTGGCTGCTCTCATATGTTACTGCATAATTGCCTATACGCTCGCTTTTCACACCTGAGCGGCCTACCCTATCTATCATGTCATATCGTATCATGTTTGCTATAATCGGCTTTATACCTTTAGGCCATTTCACCTGTGTTATCGTTATTGTTATATCTTCTGTACTTACTGTTTCATCAGTCAATTCATCTGCTGTTGTCAATGTCATTACCGTACTGGTCACTGTGCTTATGGTGTAAAAACCATCATTCAACAGTGAGCCTTCAACATATATATCCATATCTGCAAGGAAGTTATCTTCTGTAAACCCTTCATCGGTTGTTGTGATTGTAGGATTCGTTGCCGATGCAAACACAATATCATCTGCACTCGTTGTCCTACAATCGATATTCATAAACTTATTATTACACAATAACGCTACACGTTCAGGCATGTATGGTATCAGCGTTTTAATGCGTGTATCATAAGTGTCATCTGTGTAATTCAATAAATATTTAACTTCTTGCAGCGATATAAGAGACATATCATTTTTCCCTTATTTCTTTTTTAACGATGTATTCACCGTTTTCTGTTTTCTTGATAATGCCTACCTTTTCAAGTGCCTTCAGTTCTTCGTCAGTAAGTTCTTCCAGTTCTTTGTCCTGTAGGTCAATCTTTTTACTCATGCTGCCCTCCATTATTAATTAAGGGCAAGGGGAGGGAATCCCCCTGCCCCTCTTCTTTCAGCAAGCAAACACATCAGGCTTTGATGTATTCTACTGTCAAATAATCGAGAGATGCTGTAGCTGTTGCACCAGCCGCCAGATAATAAACCATCATGGGATATCCCTTGGCTTCTCCAAAAAATATTCCACCTTCAAGCTCTTTGGTATTCTGCGTTGATGCTGTTAGAGCATATTCGATATGCCCCTGGTCACCAGCAGCACCAAGACCATAGACAGCATTACCATCGGCAACGGTATCTGTAAGATTCGATGTAAGATAAATCAGCGTTGTAGCGGCTGAATCCAGTACATCAAACATCAAATCCCCATTGTCAAGTTCTACAGCCACATAATCACTTGCAGCAATATCAGCAACAGTTCCGCTTGTAGTACCACCAATACTCGCACTCGTAAGAGTGATTGTTACAAGGTTACTTGCCACTGCACCGTTTACCGTAGTGGTTCCAAGAGTCTGTAAAAAATACAGCGAGGTTGCTACATCTCCAGGTGTAAATCCAAATGCCCTGATTGCAATTCTTGCTCCTGTCACTCTATCAATATTTTCTGTCAATGCAGTTGCTGTTGCAGATTGTGCTTTGTAACCAAAACTATCAACCTGTTTTGTAAAAGTGTTTCCCATATTTTTTCACCTCCGTTAATGTGCGTTACGCACCTATGTCAACGACATAGATTAACTTGAAGCAGTTACGAGCCTTGAAAAGTTTGCAGGAATACCCACTGCGAACGCCTGTCTTGTTCTTGCTCTCCAGAAGTTCTCATCGTCCTGCACGGCATACATCGTCTGATCGAAGTACCGGAACTCAAGTCCCATACGCACGCCCCAGAGCGCATACTTGAGATTTCCGAATCCGATAAACGCTGTCGATGTTGCACTATCATCCAGATCTGGCACATTATCCGATAGATATACCGGATAGCCATAAGCTGTACGAGGCCCACTTGTTGCAGGGTCCCAGAAGTACCGACCGTTTGCATCTACCTGTGTTCTCAGTTTGTCCCATACAGTAGGATGCATGAAGAACGCTGCGCCGATTCTTTTCTTGCGAGTGGTCAAGTCCTCAATGGCAAGGTGCAAATCGTCCCAATCAACATCATCAAATGCTGTTGAGTCAATGTTAGATTCGTTTACACTGGTATCCTGAAGAACACCCGTTGCAGGAGAACCGCTACCATTCAGTATTTGCTCTTCGATGGTATTCTGTAATGCTTCGACAGCCTGGACTCTAATCTGTGCACCAATATCAGCAAAGGTATCTTCCATAAGCTCATCGGTAACGCCTACCCAGAAAGCATACGTTTCTGCTGTCAAATCAACATTCGTCCAGGTTGGATTCGCTTCCGTTTTATCAGTTACTTCATTCGTGACAAACGTAAACGAAACCTGTGTACCTTCTACTGCATAACGATGTAAACGACCTGTCATGGCTTTTCTGGTAAGCTGTGGAATAATCTCCGATTGTACCATGAGCGTTCTCAGAATTGTCTCTTCATAAATAATCTGAGGGACAAGATACTGAGCATCAGTTCCAGTAGCATCTCCGGTCAACGGCGTTCCAAGATCGGCTTTTTCATAGTTGCCAAAATTACGAGCACCATTTTTAATACCCTGTACCTTCATTCGCCACTTACCGTTGCTCTCATCATAGTTGCCAATGTCGGTTCCCATAGCTACCATCGTTTTTACATCACGTTTTAACCAGGCACCCCACCATCTACCAAGCTGATAATCCCATGCCTTTGGATCTTCTTCACGTTTCCAGGAACCTTTTTTGATAATTTCAAGTTCTGTGTTATAGCCTTTGATTTCTTCTTTCAAAAGCCTGTTTTCATCAGCCATTCTTTTATTCTCTTCACGAATCTCATTGAACAACTTGCTTGAATTATCTACAAACTCCTGTAACTTTTCAGGATTATCTACTTTTTCTGGCAGTTTAATTTCATCCTGTTTTTCTTTTTCATCATCCATAGATATTTTCCCCCTATGGTTTATTTACCTTCGGCAGCATTATCTATTGAGATTGCTTCTCCAAAGAGTTTATCCAAACCACTCCCCTGTGGTTTCTCTTTGTTAAACAATGCTTGCCAATAATTGGTATCATCTTTATGTGTTGTCTGCATCATTTGCATCTGTACTTCTTTTATCGTTTCAATTGCTTCTTTTAAATCGTCTATCTGCTCTTGTATATTCTCAATTGCAACATTGTTTACTGTTGCTGTTTCAATTGCTGCATCCAATACTACTTCATTTGCTGATTTCTCAGGCTCCACAAGTGCATTCGGATTTGCAGGAACGTTGCATATACTGAACTCCCTCAATTCCTGTTTACGGTAAATAAGTTCTACATCGCTTTTATCATCTTCTGGTATTTCTACTTGAGTCGGGAAAAATCCCACACTACCAGCATTGATATAACCAGCTCGCACCTTTCGTTCTATCTCTTTTGCAAAGTCATCCTCCTGATCAAACTCCACTTTTCCCACAAGCCGATTGTCTTTAATACGTGGACTAAGCACTTTACCTATTGCTGGCATATCGTGTTTATGTGACCAGAGCAGTACAGGATTTTTCTTAAACTGTTTCAGATTCCATCCTGCTGTATCGAATCGTTCAAAATCTCTATCTATGCTATCATCACTTAATGTCCATGATATTGTTTTATCTGTGTTCACCTTCATAGATGCATCTTTGAATATTAACACATCTTCATCAATATTGCCTTCATCATCGCTATGAGATTTGAACCAGGCTATACAATCATCCGATGTCATCGATTTACATTCATAGCCCTTATCTGTTTTGAAGAACATATCCATGTTATGCCTCCCTCGATTACGCCATTGTGTATTGCAAATAGCGTATCTTTGATCTATGTTGCTATATTCAGAAACCATTGTATCGTTTCCCATACAGCGTTTCAAAAAATCTTCTTTGCTTTCTCCATCTCTTGGTTTAGGTAGTGGCACTCTTTCGTTCCTTTGGTGCTGGCAATGTTCCACATCTACAGTTCGCTACTTCTTCAACTGGAGCAGCTGGATCATGAGGATATCTCATTGCTGTACCAAGTCCTGTAACAAATGTTTCGCCCACTTTTACTCTTTGACCATCAATACTCAAATGATACCATCTATCTTCTTGTCCACCACCCCAATGTATCCATTCTATTTCTTCAACACCTTCATGTTCATATGCATCTTGTTTTGCTGTGTCTTTTATCACATCAAGTTCAGTTCGTGCTATTACTTCTGCTTTGCTTGCATAATCTTTCCATGTAGTGCGTATGACATCCGCAAGCTGCTGTTTGCTCCATTGCTCTTGTGCAGCTTTATCTATCAATGATTTCATCTGCGATTGTAATGTGCTTGTTGCCTGTTTCGTAAATATCGGTATGCGTTGTTCTACTAATTGTTTTGCATTTGGTATTCCTTCTGATATTTCAAAATCAAGATTCCAGTCAGTTTGCTGAAAAACTACTTTCAAATCAACGCCTGTCTGATTTATTGCTCGATAATAAAATGTCTGTGTAAATTCCCCAAGTTGCTTTGATTGTTCTATCCAGAAAAGAAACTCCATATATGTCTGATCATATATTTCTGCCTTTGCTCTTTCTGTATCGAGCGGCACATACTGATCCATGTACCAATCTCGTATACCTCGAAACCATTTAACAAGTTTTGCTCGATATGCAGCAACAAGTACATCCCATGCTTTTTGACTCTCGTTATAATATTGCATGTACCATTTGGGAACGCTCTTACTTTCTTCTTGCGGTTCAAAAAATGGAAACGGTGCATTCGGCTCTTCTTCTTCTTGTTCCTGATAATCTTCTGCTATCTCTTCATAAGTATTTAGCTTCCACCATGAGTCACGCCAGGGCATTTCTTCAAAACCCAAGTCAAGTTTTTCATTTATTTCATTTGCTGTATATCCCATGTTCCATAGTTTAGTAGCAGATTCCATTTTCTGTGAGAAATCTGTTTGCAGTTCTTCGATGCCCGATGTATCAAACT